GAAAAACACATGACTCCAGAAGAAATGTTAAAAAGTTGTGTCGAAGCAATTCAGGCTTTACCTGAGATGGCTTACCTTCGCGAGTTGGTTGAACAACACAAAAAGGAAAGTTATGAAAAGGATGGCGTGGATGGTGAACACGATAAAGAACACGTTGATGTTTACGAGAAAGATGAAACGGAACATGAACGTGAAGATGAAAAAGATGAACTAAAGGATGGCGAACGTCATGACCCTAAAGAGGAGGAAGAATTGTCGCCAGCAAAGTTACGCTACCAGTACGACCAATCGCTTCGTCGTTACTCCAAATTAGCTGAAGAACACAAGACTCTTAAATCCCAAGTTGCAACTCTTGAACGTAAGGAACGCATTGCCGACCGACGTGCAGATTTGCTTGGACTTGAACAAGAGGGCATTGTTTTTGAACTCGCGGAAGAACTTGAAACGGTTGCCGACCTGGATGCGAAAAATTATACAAAGCATGTTGAAAAAATGCGTAAGCGTTATTCTCGCGCACCAATTGGTGTTCATATTGTTCCAGCAGAAAGAAAAGACGCTGAGACCCAAGATAACCCTTATGACTTAATGCTTAAGACTTATGAAAAAGTGAACAGTAAGGGAGGTAAATAATGGCTCGTGCAAATTTTCAAGCTGGTGGAACAATCAACACCAGCGTCTTCGTAACACCTTCCACAAGTGTTGACAACACAGTTAATCAATCGGTGAGCGGCGACCAACCAATTGGCGTTAGCTCACAATATTCTAAACTCGCCCCAATTCCGGGTGCTACTTCCGAAGCGGCTGACGTTAATGACCCTATTATGGTTTATACGCCTAATGAGGTTACACTATTAAATGCTACGTCCGCAGGATGGACTGCTGGAGATTGGTTGAAGCCAGATTTAAATGGTAATGGTGTAACAGCAACCTCTGGCGATTTTTATGGTGCTAGGGCGTTAACCACTATGACAGGCTTAGGTTTAGGTCGTGTATTGGTTGTAATAGGTAAAAGATAAGGAGCTAGATGGCCAATAATTATACTTTCCCAGGAAATGTTAATACTTATGTACCGACCTTAACTGAAGGTCTGATTATCGAGTACAGTCGTAATCCCGATTCGTTCCCGATAGCGCAATATATTGATTATCGTCCAGTCGATAAAATGAAGGGCTACTATGTCCGCATGAAAAACGACCAGCAGAATCGTTTTATCAATTCTCAGGACGCAATTTGGCCTGATGGTAATCCAGCCCCAGACTTACTTTATGGTAATGATCCATTCGAGTTCCCACAATATTCTTGTACTCGTAGAGCTTACACGAAAAAGATAGGGTATTTGAGCGTAGAGCAGGGCAGTTGGGACGTACTCGACCAGGCGGCACGATTGTTAGCTATGGATGCTATGACATTCCGTAGTCGTCGTGTTCACACTACGATTACTACCACTGGCAACTACACTGCTGGCAATAACCTGGCTGCTGTTGCTACTGGCGGTGCAACTTGGGCTAACGCTACTAGCACCACTCCATCTATCCGCAAGACGCTGATGGCCGCTGCAATTCAAATTCAATTAAACACTTTGGGAAGTGTTAAATTGAAGGATTTGTGTGTTGTAATAAATCCCAACAATGCTAAAGTAATCGCGACCAGTCAAGAATTTATTGACTTCTTGAAACAAAGTCCAACTTCGCTGGCTGTGTGGATGGGCACCGAACAATTCGTGAAGTATAACATTCCTCCTGAATTATTCGGATTGAACGTAACAGTAGATGATACAGTTTATCAGAATAGTCAGCCATCTTTGACGAACACTCCTACTGAGGTGTTCTCCTTCCCTGATAATGTGGCAGTTGTGATGACTAAGAAACGAGCTATTGCACCAGCCGCAGGACCAGCGTTCTCCTCTTACAATGCTTTCGTACATGAAGATTTAAGTACCTTCGTGTTTAACAATCCAAAGGATAGATTGTACGACTTGCAGGTTGTGGAGAATGTTGATACGGAGACTTACTTTGCTCCTGAAAGTGCTTGCTATATTGCGACCAACAGC